GCGCGCCCATGTCCACCTACCCCAAAACCCTCAACCCTGATACAATAGCTGAAAACCCTCTGAAACCCTCATAACCCTCTTCGACCCTTGGAAAATCAATGCTTGAACCTTGTGAGGGTTTGCCAGTTTCTAGCGACAAAATGAGGCTCACCCTCACGCAAGACCGCCGATGCTCCCCAAATATGGCATCGTCCCGAGAGGGTCGTGAGGGTTGACGCTTCGCCCATCACAATCAAAAGAGGGTTGCGCACGCGGCGCGGGAATGCGCAAAGCGCATGAAATCGTCCGCCTGCGGCGATGCTGGCGCACACGCGGGAGCGTCCCGAGCGGTGGCGACCGCCGCCGTGGCCGTGGAGATTTAACCGCGATAGTCGTGATCGCGGCGGCTCCCGTCTCAGCCTTCCTCGTCCTTCACCTTCTCGACCGCCAGACGGCGCGGATTGGCCCCCGCCACGTTCGTGAAGCCCCACACGCTGCCATCCTCCAGCCGGAAATGCCGCTGATTGAGCTGCTTCTTCAGCGCGATGCCCATCGTCGCCATCGCCTTCGAGCTCATATACTCCGCCGCCGCTGCCACCGTGGCGGGATCGACCTTCGGCGCATCGTCGTCGCCCTGCCACATGTCCAAATCGTCCACCGCTTCCGTGCTCGCCGACTTCTGGGGCGCTTTGAAATCCTTGCACGCCAGCACCGCCTCGATGCTCGTCTCGGGATACAGGCACTTCTGCACCTCCTCCAACCCGTGACGCCGCGCAATGCCCGCAAACTGCTTAACCAGCACCTCAAAGCTCCGCCGCTCGCGACCATCCTCATCGTAGCGATGCTCTGCCACCGCGATCTGCGCCAGTCGTTGGTAATCGCGGCTCTTCTTATCACCAATCTCCTCGTTGCCACTCTCCGCCATGCAGTCCCATTCCTTCTGAAACACCTTTCCCACATGCCACACCACCGCCGGAGCAAACCGCGCCCAGCTCTCGAAGCTCCCCAGCAGCTTCCCCGGCTTCAGCTCACGCCCAGCCGCATCCCAGGCCCGCAGCATGCTCCAGCACGCAGCTAGCATCATCTGCCGGTTCGTCACATCCGCCCAAAAATCCGCGTCGATGATCTTCACGCCCTTCGGCAGCACGCGATCCGTCCCGGCCATGGGGTTCCAAAGATCCGCCATGAGCGAGCGACGACGTAAATCCGGGCTTACCGTGATGTTGTTGCCCGATCCCAGCACCATCGTCCGGTTCACATACTGCTCCACCTCCTGCGAGCCCATCTTGCGGATCTCATGCGTATCACCCGCGATGAACACATCCAGCAGCGCCGTCTTCACCTCTTTCCCACCCCAATCGATGTTATCAAAGTTCACATACGGCATCCGCGCACGCGCCACCGAGTCCAGATACTTCGTCAGCTCCTCCTCCGCATCCGGCAGCAGCGTCTTCACGCTCTGCGTGCCATGCACCGCCCACGAGATCAGCCAGGTCAAGAGGGTCTTGCCGCTCTCCTGAATGTTCGCGTTCACAAAAAACGCCGGAGCGCGTCCGCCATAGCAGCCGCGACCATACATGCTCACCAGCCCCGCCAGCCAGATCGCAAAATCCCGCGAGTGATTCCGCCACGCAAAATGCCGCGTCAGATCATCCAGCCACATCACCGCATCGCGCACATCCATCTCGCGGTCATAGTCCACATCACCCATCGTCCAGGTCTTGCTCCGCTCATCATAGCCCTTCGGGCAAAGCCGCATCACACGATGCCCGCGCTCATCCGTCTCCTCATCGAGCACCGGCAGGCTCACCCGATTGATGTTCACCACCTCCGGCAGACTCCCGAGGAAATCCTCGGACGACAAAATCACCTGCGCCATGTTCGCGGAGAGATCGCCATGCACCGTAATCACCTTGCCGGTGCGAGCCCCATCCCCATCCACCTCCTGCTGCATCGCTTTCAGCAGCACCACACCGCCGCCTTGCGCCGATGGCAACCAGCTCACCAGCCCATGCGGCTTCATCGGTTTGAATCGCTCCTCCGTCGCACTCCAAAACACCACCTCGCCACCGCGACGGAAAAGCAGCTTCCTGCCACGCAGCGCATCCATCACCGCAGGCACATACTTCTGCGGCACCGGGCGACTCTTCTCACCGCCCACAAACACCTGCGGCGGCACCAGTGCCTGACCTTCAGGCAACGGCACACCCGCCCCCTGCATCAGCGGCCGAAAAGCCGCCGCCATCCGATTCACCGGATCATCGATCACCGCGTCGTTGCCCATGCCCATGGAAGTTTAAAAAGTTATCTGGTTGTATTGAGGGTTGCCCCCATGCCCGCCTGTCATTTGCAAAAAGAACCACGCCCCGCGCTCGCAGCGCCCACCTCCCACCTCCCACCGTCACTCCGGTCAATGCCGTCAATGCGGTCACCCATCTGCCCACCCCACCGCCGGCCTCTCCCCGATGCACTCCCCATGTGCCGCCTCCGGGTTGTAGTAAAGCAGCCGCTGCTTCCGCGGCCCGTGATCGAAAGGCACCAGCTTCCCTTCCTTCATCTTCCCCTCACGCATCGTATTCGGCAGCCGCATCGCCGCCGTCGGATTGCTCAGCGCCTGCGGGTCAAAACCCAGCTGCGTCATAAACTCCCGCGCCCCCGTCCGCATCTGCGACCACTCATCGTAGCTCCGCGCATCCACCCGCACCAGCGCATGCAGACTCCGCCCCGCGCTGCTTGTGATCGCCACGATAGGCAGCCGTACCTGCGCCAGCGCATTCAGCCATAGCGACTCCGGTGCCTCATCGCTCTCCCACAGCATGTAGCGATAGTGCACCACGCTCGATCGCGTCCGTCGGCTCAGCCTCGGCGGACTTGCGCCCTCCACGTTGTGCCACTTCCCATCCACCGGTTGGATCAGCATCACACAGCCCTCGCGTGAACCACTTGGCCCGCTCTTCACCCGCCGCGCCGTGATCCCCGGCTGCTTCCCCAGCTCAAACCACTCCCCGCGCCAGCGCATGAAATCCCCCACGCTCCGCATCGACGTGAAAATCATCACCCGGTCATCCTTCGCATACAGCCCGTCAATAAACGCCCCCGTGTCCAGCGACCACGGATCACACGCACTCCGCGCACGCAACCAGGCATAATCACACGTCCACTCCGCCCGCTGCACCTTCTTCAGCAGCTCGCCGTTAAACACAATCTTCTCCTTCTTCGGCGGCGCGATCCACACCGGAGCCGATCCGTCCACCCCGCGATCCTCCAGCATCCACCCGCGCGGCTTCGTATGCACCGCCCGCGCAGCCGAGTTCATCTTGTGCCGCAGATCCCGCTCCGTCCACTTCGGATTGCACCGCTGATTGAACTCCATCATCACCGTCATCGCATCCACGTCATTCAGCGCAAACCCATGCACCAGCGCACACGCCACCCGAAACGTCGCCGCATGCCCACCTTGCCCCGAAATCGCATCCGGGCAGCTCTCCACATACTTCCTCGCTCGTTCAATGATGGTCATAGTTGTTCTTCGTTCGTTGTTCACGCTTCAGCGTGGGTTTGGGTTCTTCGTTCTTCGTTCGTAGTTCGGGATTCATCCCGCCTCACAGCATCTCAAACAGCACCCCCTGCCGCGTCGCGTTCGCCAGGTTCTCACACGCCGTCTTGAAATAGCTCTCCTTCAGCTCCGCGCCGATGAATCGACGCCCCATTTGCAGCGCACAGTAGCCCTCGCTGCCGATGCCAGCGAAGGGCGAAAAGATAACATCATCCTCCGCGCTCCACAGCGTCAGCGCCCGCTCGATCACATCCAGTTGCAGCGGGCAGATGTGGCGCTCATCCTTCGATTCACTCGCCTCGCGGCCGTTCAGCACACGCCCTTGATCCACCGTCATCCACACCGGGCTCGCCAGCTCCTGCCAGCGATCCAGCGGCAGCGATTCCACCGTGTGCGTGATCGGTTTCGGATTCACCCCAGGCTTGCGAAACACCAGCAGATAGTCCGCACTGCCCACCCGGCTCTTGCTGCTATCCGTGCGCAGCGTCTTGTAGAGCAGCCCGTGCGCCTTCGTGCGCTGCATCTCCGTCACAGGATCTTTCCAAATGCACACCCGCGAATGCAGCAGCCATCCGCGCTCCCGAAACGCACTCGCGATCGCCCCGGAGAAATCCTTGAACTCGATATCGCCATCCTTCCACTTCGTCGCCAGCAGATCACAGCAATGCACCGCGCACTCACGGCCCGGCATCGTGATCCGCATCAGCTCATCGATCAGGTAGCCAAACTGCTCCATGAATCCCTCCATGTCCTTGCAGTTGCCCATGTCCTGCACGTCCGACGAATAAGTGAACAAATCCGCAAACGGCGGCGAAAAAACCGCCATCCCCACGCTGTTGTCCGCCAATGTTTTCGCCACGCGCACGCAGTCGCCGTGATACATCGTCCAGTTGTCGCCGAGTCGTTGTTTGATCTCTGTGTTCATAATCGTGATGTTGGATTGCCCTGCCAAAGTCTCCTTCGTGAAGCGCATCAGCTCGCGCATCGTGTTGTGCTGCTCCGTTTTGCGCATGATCGCTGCCATCACGCCATCCTCTGTGTCCGCTTGCACGATGTAGCGCCGCACCGTCCGCTGCTGGCCGAAACGATGGATGCGCTTGCCAGCCTGGTAAAATCGCTCGTAGCTGTGAGTCATCCCCACGTAGATGTCGTGGCAGCAG